GTCAGGCGTCTGTCTCCGCTTGGCGGCTCGTTCCCGGCTCTGGAGGCCCCTTGCGTCGATCCTGGGGCAAATGCGGGCCGTTTCCGGCCCGTTCCGGGCCGTCGAGGGCGGGTGCATTTACTGGCTGAGGCCGTTGTTTACATCAACAAATGGCGTTCGTAGGCCAAACGGCCTAATACCTTGTACAGACGAGGCCGCTAATGGGTCGTTCGATCTACAGCCCTGCCGGTTGTACGGCGATTCGCCCTAATAACCTAAGAGGGCTGGGGAGTGGTCGCTCCCCAGCCCAAGCCGAAGGACCGCTAGGAGGCCCTCGACCATGAAGAAGCTACTCATCCCCCTCGCAGCCGCGATCGTCGCCCTGTCAGCGTGCGGAGGCTCTGGCTCGAAGGCCGCTGCGCCGACAACACCGGCTCCCACGACGGCTGTACCGGTCACCGAGGCGCCGACAACCGAGGCCCCCACCACCACGACGGTGGCGCCGCCGACCACCACCGTGCCGCCCCCCACGACGACGGCGCCGCCGCCCGAAGATCCCATGGAGACGAGTCGCACCATCTACGCGGGCCTCACCAGTGCCCTCAACCCGGCGTTGAACGCGATCTATGCCAAGTACGGCAACCCGCCCAGCGCCAAGAACCTCAAGGCCTCGTGTGGCGAACTGGCGCCCCTCTACGAGGACTTCGCCAAGGGCGTCCAGTCCTGGACCTGGCCCGCCTCCGTGCAGAACGACGCCGACGCTCTGGCCAAGAAGAGCGCCACGGTGGCCGGGGACTTCTACGAATGCGCCAACGCCACGACCAACAGCGCCGCCAACGCTGGATGGACCGCCGCTGTTGTTGCCGCTATTGGCGACGAGGCGTCAGCCATGCGCCTGGCACTCGGCATGCCGATCGAGCGCAGCTAGAAGATCCGCAGCGACGGCGCGCCGAGGTTCTCCCGGGCCTTCCACCACGCCAGTGTTGATGCAACAAGCGGCGTGATGTCGGACCGTGAACGCTTCCTCGACCACCGCCATGAGTCGCCGTTGCCGAGCTTGGTGGCGCTTCTCATAGCGGCGGTCAGGTGGGCGTCCTGGCGCAGCACCACGCGCTGATCCACCACGGCGTCGAGGAACGCCTGCGAGGCCAGCGTCATCTCTCGGTGCTTCATCAACTCGGGCGGCTCGGTGAGGTCTTGTTCGAGGGTGGCAGCGGGACCAGTGCCGTCGACAACGACGCCCTGGACGTCGTGCTGGCTCTTGAGGGCGTCGATGCGGCTCGGGAGCCAGTCCACGCCCTCGCGGCAGTCCACGAGGCGCAGCGACGGCTTGGTGCCGTCCTCGGACGTTCCTGCGGCCACGATCGAGGCCCGGTCACGTTCGGGCGAGATGTCGGCGCACAGCCAGAGCGGCTCGTCCATGACCGGCTCCGTCTCGTTGGCCAGCAGCCAGGCGCCCCACGGGATCGTTGACTCAACGCCGGTGTCGATCCACCGGTTGAGGTAGCTGCGCTCGAAGTCCTCGGGCTTGAGGGTGGCCTTGTCGGCGGCGATGCGTTCCAGGCTGACGGTGCGGCCGATGGTGGGGATGCAACGCAGCCACGTCTCGGGGTCGTCGGGGTCGTCGTCATCCTCGGCCGCCCACTCGAAGTAGGCGATCCCCGAGTCGTCACCGTTGGCCACGGCGCGCCGACCCATCTCGACGTGGCGGCGCAGGAGCACGCTCTCTTCGGTCCCGGCCGTGGAGATGATCCAGAGTTGGGCGTCCCGGGTCATCATGGCGGGTCGCAGGGCGGTGAGCACGGCCTCGTCCCGGAAGGCCCACGCCTCGTCCACGATTGCTAAGTCAACCGTCTCGCCGTGGCTCTTCTTGGGGATCGGCGGAACCGGTCGATGACGAGTGCCCGACTTCCACACCACGGACTCGGTGCCGTTGGCCCGTCGAGGCGCTCGCTTCATCTGGCGACGGAAGAAGGTGCGGCCCTCCAGATCCTCCATCGACTCGCCCCACTTGAGGCGGGCATCGAGGCCCGACTGAGCGGTGGACAGGATGAGGTTGCCGGGTCGGCTCAGGCCCCACCACGTTGTGACAACTCTGGTCGTCTGGGTCTTGCCGCCCTGGCGCGGCACCGTGAACACGACGGTGCGGTACACGAAGCCTTGTTCATCGACCTCAAGCGCCGTGTTCCACACCTGCTGCTGATGCGGCATGGGCGGCAGGCCCATGCGATTCGACACCTCGGCCAGTCGAGGACCGAAGGTCGGGCGCTTACTCCTCGGGGTCGCTATTCGAGGCGGGCACGGGCGTGCCGTACCGCTCAAGCTCATCTTCATCGTCCGGGTCTTCCGGTGTCGGCAGCGTCGCCTTCGCTTGATGTTCGAGAATCCACGCGGCGGCACGCCATGCATCCCGTCCTTCACCGAGCGCCGCATCACGGATCACTTCGGTCATCGACGCCTCGGCCTCGGCTTCGGCTCGGGCCAATGCTGTTGAGAAATCAGCGAACGCTCGGCGTTTGGCGGTCACCAGGCGACCTCGGTTACGAGCGATCAACGCCGTGCCCTGCATCGACCAGCGCATGACTTCGACGGGGTTCAGTTGGCTCACCAACGCCGCCACCGAGATCGTGTTGCCCTGCCTGATCGACTCCAGGAACATGCCGACGGGCGTGGTGATGGGCCAGCCGTCCACGTAGCCCTCAGCGAGCACCAGGGGGACGAGCCGAGCCGTCACCGGCCGCGCCGTGCTCCCCGAGCCGACCGATACCCGGGGCCGGAGACGGTGCCCCGGGCTCGTCCGACCGACGCCACCCGGTTGCCCCAGCGTGCTCGCACGGCCCGAGCCACGTGGCTGTAGGTTCCCCGGTTGCCCGAACTCGACGCCCGGCTGAGGGCCGACCGGGCACGGCCCACGGTGTTGATGGGGTAGCTCTTGGTGCGGGGGTAGGCGAAGTTTCGGCTGGTAGCAGCCAACTTTCCGACTCCTGGAGCGCTCGAACGGTGCGGTGTTCCTCGGGCCATGGGAGCCTCCTTGTGCTGCCACAACAGGGCGATTGTGACAGGATGAACTCCCGATGGTGAAGCGCTCGCTCGTGAGAGCACGACCAGCGGGCAGTTCCGTGACCTCGGCCGGGCCGCTCGCCGGGGACGGAACGGGCGGCTGGCCGACCCAGGGCTGGTCGCGGGCGACGGCGTCTACCGGCTCCCCGCCGCCGCAGTTCTGGGACCCAAGCTCGGGTCAATGGCCGCCGTGGAACATGGCGCAGTACCGGACCGCCATCCCCGAGTACGAGGTGCTCGGGTTGCCCGCCTTCAACCGGGGCAAGAACCTGATCGGCGGCCTCATCGCCCAGATGCCGTTGGTTGATCGCAAGGACGACGGCACGCCGTGGGCTGACAACCCGATCATGACCGACCCGTGGCCGGTGATGGGTCCGGCCGAATGGATCAGCTTCCAGATCGACGCGCTGATCATGACCGGCGATGCCATGGCGATCCCGGTGGACTTCGATGCGGGCGGGTATGCCCGCCAACTCGTGCCCATCGACCCTCGTCGGGTGCTCGTCTACGTCGAAGACGGGCAGGTCTGGTACGACATTTACACCAGCACGGGCGGTGTGATCACGCTCCCCCGCTCGCAAATGTTCCACGCCAAGGGACTGACGTTGACTCACGACGGCCTGCGGGGGGTCGGCGTCATCATCCAGTTCGCCCTGGCCATGGGACTCAGTTCCGAACTCATGCGCTACGGCTTCAACGCCTACACCGGCGCGGGCGTGCCCAGTGGTGTCGTGAAGGTCAACCTGCGCAACGTGAGCCAGTCTCAGGCCGACGGTGTGAAGAGCGACTGGTTGACGAGCTTCCGGGACAAGTCCCCCGCCGTGTTGTCACAACTCATGGACTTCACGCCGATCTCGTGGTCGCCGGTCGATATGGCGTTCCTGGAGTCCCGCCGGTTCAGTGTGAGCGACATCGCCTACACGCTGAACCTGGACCCGATGGATCTCGACACGACCATGGGAAGCTCGAACACGTACCACAACCGGGAGCAGAAGAGCTACGACCGGCTGCTCACCAGCATCGGTCCGTACATGGTCCGATTGGAGCAGGCGTTCCGGTTCCTAGTGCCCCGAGGCCATCACGCCACCTTCGATCGCTCGGTCATTCTGTGGGCCGACTCGCTCACCCGGGCGCAGGTGCAGCAACTGCAACTGGCCAACGGCACGATGGTGCTCAACGAGGCCCGAGCCATGGAGCAGCGCCCGCTGTTCGGAGACTGGGCCAACGAGCCGTTCGCTCAGCCGCCTGCGCTCGAACCTCCGGAACCGACACCAGCGGGTGCGGAGAACGTACCCATCGTGCCTTCGGGCGAGGAACCTGCGGCGCCCGAGACGGACGTGACCAACCTCGGCGGGGCGCACACGACTTCCACTCCCCCGTCCGGTCCGGGCGCCACCATCGCCCAGCACAACAGCCCGGCCCGCAACCCGGTGCAGCCCCGTGGTCCCGGCGCGCCGCCGCTACACCGTCCTCGGGCTCCGATCGCCGTGAGCGCCTACACCCGTCGTCCACCGCAACGCCCGCAGAAGGGGGCGCCGTCATGACCATCCTCGAAGTCGTTCGCTCGCTCCCCTTGGAGGCCGATGAGGTCGATGTCGTCGGTCGTCGTCTCGATGGCATGGCCTTCCGGTGGGATCACCTGTACCGAGTCACCGACAACGGGCGCGACTTCTACGAGGAGGGCTTCAAGCGGGGCTGCGCCACCCAGACGTTGCGAGCCCGGCGCAACACGTTCGAGCTTCGTGACGACCACTACGACGACCGGGTGGGCCTGGTGGGCTTCGCCGAAGCCGACGACGGCCTGGTCTTCACGGCCACGATGGACTCGACGCCCGAAGGGGATCGTCAGCTTGACCTCCTGCGGGGCCATCAGAAGAGCGGCGTGAGCGTCCGCTACGGCATCGTGCGCAACGAGCCTCGGCGCGGACCGCCGTGGTGGCGCAGCCAGATCGAGCTACGGGAGTTGAGCCTCACCGGCAACCCGCAGTACCAAGACGCCCGGGTGCTCGCCCTGCGCTCGACACCCGAGCCGAAGCGTCAGTGGCAACGGCCCGCCGACCTCGACGCCATCCTCGCCTGGGTACCCGAGGAGATCTAGGTCCATGGGCGGCCCAGCGGTCAACGAGGTCGGACTGGCGGTGCTGGCGCAGCGCGCCGCCGATGACGCTGCGTTCGGTGAGGACCGGGCCACACCCGAGGAGTTGGTGGCCGAGGTCAACGACTCGGCTGTGGAGGAGATCGAGCGGCGTAACAGCGCCTGGGTCGGGCACACGTGGTGGCAGGACTACCCGACCACCAACCTCGAACTCAGCGACATGTCGCCCGTCGTCGTCAAGGCGACCCAGCCGACCGCCGACGACTACGGCGCGGCAGCCATCCCGGTCGGAGCCGTCTGGATCACGCCGCCGTGAGCCTGGCGGTGTGGGACGGCACCGCCTTCGGACCATCGCCCGACCCGGTGCGAGTGTGGGACGGCACCGCCTGGGTCGATGCCGCCAGTGTCGCCGTGTGGGACGGCTCGGCGTTCGTGGCGCTCTCGGGCGGCCCACCGGTTGCTCATGGTCAGGGCACCACCTCCATCACGTTCACGGCGTCAGCGACCGGCTCGGTGTCAGGTGGCGGGAGCGCCGTGCTCGATGACTTCAACCGAGCCGACGGCCCGCCCGGATCGAACTGGACGTACCCCACCGGCGAGTACGTGATCGAGTCCAACCATCTCACTCGCCCATCGACAACTCCTCCTGTGTTCGCCTACGCCATGTGGACGCCCGCGCTCGGCTCCGACGACCACTATGTCGAGGCTGACGTTGGCAACAGCCCGAACCAATACCTCGACCTGGTCGTCCGGGGCGCTGACGTGAACAACTCGGCGGGCTACGAAGCGCAACTCACGCCCGCCCGGGACGGCTCGCCTACCGCCGTGCTGGTCAAGAATCCCGGGTTCGTGTCGCTCGGCAGCGTCGGCATCCCGTCGCCCGTCTCACACATGCGCCTCGAAGTGCAGGGGTCCAGTCTTCGCCTCTTCATCGACAGCGCCTTGACGCTCTCGATCACGGACACGGCTATTCCGACCGGGCGTCACGTCGGCGTCGCCTGTACGAACGACCACATTGTCGACTCGTCCTATCCACGGGCGACGTTCGACAACTTCAACGCCGGGCCGCTGTAGTTGACGCCAGCGGTTCACGTGCGGTAACAATCTCGCAGCCCACGGCGCGGCATCGGCCCCGTGTGGCGGTCCTCTTCACGTCTCCATTCGGGGGTACCGCTATGCCCGCCATGCTCGAACGCCTTCGGGCGGATTTCGTCACGTCCACCAACCGCTACCGGTCCATCGAGGAACTGATCGCCACCGAGGATCGGGACCCCACGGAGGTCGAGCAGGGCGAACTCAGCGCCCTGGGCGAGCACCTGCGGGGCCTCCAGCCCAAGATCGAGGAAGCCACCAACCTGGAGCGCTCGATGGCGGCGGGCAACACGGCGCTGGCCACCATGCCCAGCACGCCTCCGTCCGGCGCACGCACCCGGACCCCGTCGCGTGAGGCCCGGCCCGAGGACCAGTTCCGGAGCTTCGGTGAGTACGCCTCGGCCCTGGTCACGCCGGGGGCCGTGAGTATCGATGACTCCGACGCCATCCAGGAAGCGATCCTCCGCTACGAGGTCGCGGTCAACGAGCGGCGCCGGGCCTACGTCGATGTCACCACGGCCGACGTGCCCGGCATCGTGCCGCCCGTGTGGATCACGACGATCGCGGACACGATCCTCACCACCCGGCCGTTCATCGAGGCGTTCTCGACACTGCCGCTGCCCAACACCGGCATGACGTTGAACTACCCGAAGATCGCCACCCGCCCGCTGGTCGGCAAGCAGACGACAGAGAAGACCGACATCGCCAGCCGCAAGACGACCATCACGCAGGCGTCGTCTCCGGTGACGACCTACGGCGGCGGCGAGGACGTGTCGATCCAGGTGCTCCAGCGCACCGACCCGGCCTACCTCGGGCTGATGCTCCAGCTTTACGCCGAGCAGATGGCGATCGCCATGGACACCGACGCCATCGCCGCGGCCGAGACGGCGGTCACCTCGACGGCGGTCACGCTGTCGGCAGCGGCTCCTGCGGCCTGGAACCAGCTTCTGGCCACCGCCATCGGCACCATGATGCAGAACAGCCGCCTCATGCCCGACACGTTCGTGATGGGCACCACGCTGTGGGCGGCGTTCGCCGGGGCTGCTGACACAACGGGCCGCCCGCTGTTCCCCAACGTCAACGGCTTCAACCCGGTCGGCACGCTGAGCTTCACCGACGCCAACGGCAACGTGCGCGGTCTGACGATCGCCGTCGATCCGCAGATGAACCCGGTGCACGGGATGATCGGCGCTCGTATCGCCTTCACGACCTTCGTGAGCGGCTTCCAGACGATGTCGATCGACAACCCCACGAAGCTCGGCCGGGACTACGCCGTCTTCGAGTTCGCTGCCTTCGCAGAGCGGCGGCCGGATGCGGCCATCAAGGTCGTGCTCGGGGCGTGACCTCCGGTCAGGCCTGGTTCCTCATCGTGGAGGTCGGCGTGATCGCCTTCATCATGCTCATCAAGGCGATTCGGCCCTGATGCTCACCTCGGCCGACCTCGTCAGCTTCATGGGCATCCAGACGCCCGTCCCGGCCGACCTCCAGTCGGTCGTGGACTGGGCGGTGGCGGCCACGAACGGTCTGATCCTCGATCGTTGTGAGAACAACCTCAACGACACCGACCCGTGGCCGCCGACCAGTGAGTTTGCCGCCAAGCTCCAGGGAGCACGCTTCGTCAAGCGCCGGGCGTCTCCCGAGGGCGTGGCGGGAATGGGCGACTTCGGCCCCGTGCGTGTCGTGGGCCTCGACCCCGACATCGAGAACCTGCTGTCCACCGACCTCTGGCTCACCTTCTCCTGATGCTCGCCCTGGCCGACGTGCGCAAGGCCATCGAGGAGTGGATGCACTCCGAGGCCATCAACACGGCGGCCGATGTCGTGCCCCTCACCGGCGACGTGGGCAACTTCAAGTGCCGGTACCACGAGAACCTGGCCAAGGGCGTCAGCGGCGTCACCATTGCCGAGGTCGTCATCCGCGTCTACGCCAGCCGAGCGCACGAGCCGACGGCGCACGAGGTGCTCGATGACCTCCAGACCCGTCTCCAGGAGAGCCTCGAAGCGTTCACACCACGCCCGTGGCTCCAGATCATGGTCATGTCGTCCGATGTGGCCGAAGAGGTCCGGGGC